TCGCATCGATTCCGAGGAAGAGGCTTTAGCGGAGACTCCAAACAGGACTGATAGTAAAGTGGGTTTTGCAGAGCGAAGGTCTAGATAGTCTATACACCACTGTGGTGGGGCACGTATCCAAGGGGGTCGTTGCCAGTAAGAACCGTGCTAAGACGTGGCACTACGGCTATAACGAGAAGTACGACATGGTCGTCATCTCTAAGTCGGGGCGGATAGGTGAGGTCATCAATATCAACGGGCTGTGTATCGCCCTTCCTCCCACTCCCAAAGACTTGCCACAGGGGAAAAACCGATGGGTACGCGAGGAGCTACCTAAGTCGTTAAGCCGCATACAGAACATCTTCCAGTGGAACGATATGCACAACGCCTTTAAGGCGAACTGGGTGGACTATATCGAAGCGGAATTCGACCGCCGCGAGGACGGTCATTGGTTCATTAACAATGGTGTCCCTACCTATATGACTGGTTCCCACTACATGTATTTGCAGTGGACAAGTATCGATGTGGGCTACCCTGACTTCCGTGAGGCGAATAGGATATTCTTTATCTTCTGGGAGGCGTGTCGTGCCGACTCCCGCAGCTTCGGTATGGCTTACCTTAAGATTCGCCGTTCGGGGTTCTCGTTCATGGGTTCTTCGGAGTGTGTCAATACGGGTACGCTGGCTAAAGACTCACGGGTTGGGATACTCTCGAAGACAGGTTCGGATGCAAAGAAGATGTTCACGGATAAGGTGGTGCCCATTGCTAACCGACTTCCGTTTTTCTTCAAGCCTATACAAGACGGTATGGATAAGCCTAAGACGGAGCTGGCTTTCCGTGTTCCGGCGTCTAAGATTACGAAGAAGAATATGTACGATATCGAGGCGGAAGAGATTCTCGGCCTCGACACAACTATAGACTGGAAGAACACCGACGATAACTCCTACGACGGAGAGAAACTTCTCCTGCTGGTACATGACGAAAGCGGGAAGTGGATTAAGCCCAACAACATCCTCAACAACTGGCGCGTCACCAAGACGTGCTTGCGTTTGGGAAGTAAGATTATTGGAAAGTGCTTGATGGGTTCCACCTCGAACGCATTGGCTAAGGGAGGTTCCAACTTCAAGAAGCTGTACGAGGACTCTGACCCCGCTATGCGTAATGCCAATGGGCAGACCAAGAGCGGTATGTATTCCCTATTCATACCTATGGAATACAACATGGAGGGTTTCATAGACCAGTACGGGCACCCCGTCTTCCATGCTCAAGAGAAGCCTGTAAAGGGCGTCGATGGTGAGATGATTCGCGGGGGTGCTGTAGACTATTGGCAGGCGGAGGTCGAGAGCTTAAAGAGCGACCCCGATGCGCTCAACGAATTCTACCGTCAGTTCCCACGCACGGAGTCCCATGCCTTCCGTGACGAGAGCAAGCAGAGCCTTTTTAACCTCACTAAAATCTACCAGCAGATAGACTATGCCGACAGCCTAGTCAAGGAGCACTACCTCACGCGGGGGTCTTTCAGTTGGGAGAACGGAATCAAAGACAGCAAAGTAATATTCCGTCCCGACAAGCGCGGTCGTTTCAATATCTCTTGGTTCCCTAAGACGGGATTACAGAACCGATGGATAGACAAGCGTGGTGTGAAATTCCCTGCCAATGAGCACCTTGGTTCTTTTGGATGTGACTCCTACGACATTAGTGGTACTGTGGGTGGCGGCGGTTCTAACGGTGCTCTCCATGGAATGACCAAGTTTCACATGGATGACGCTCCCACCAACCAGTTCTTTTTGGAGTATGTCGCCAGACCACAGACGGCAGAGATATTTTTCGAGGAGGTGCTCATGGCATGCGTGTTTTATGGGATGCCTATCCTTATTGAGAATAATAAGCCAAGGCTATTGTACCACTTTAAGAACCGGGGGTACCGTGGCTTCTGTATGAATCGCCCCGACAAGCATCTTAACAAGCTCTCTAAGACCGAGCGGGAGCTCGGCGGTATCCCCAACAGTTCTGAGGATGTTAAGCAGGCCCATGCCGCAGCTATCGAGAGTTACATAGAGAAGCACGTAGGCATAGACATGGATGGAACCTTCCGTGAGAACGGTGAGATGGGTGAGATGCCTTTCGTTCGTACCCTCGAGGACTGGGCCCGCTTTGATATCAGCAACAGGACTGCTTTTGACGCTACTATTAGCAGCGGTCTCGCTGTTATGGCGAACCAAAAGGACCTGTATACGCCTCAACAGAAGAAGAGTTCAATAAGCATTACCTTGCCTAGGTATACCAATAAGGGTTTCAGGAGCGAACTCAACAGATAAATGAAGGATGTCAAAATCAACATTTCTTCCGCAGGGTTTCCGAGTCAGTTCGTTTCTGACAAAGAGAAAGCCTCGGATGAGTATGGCCTAATGATTGGTCAAGCCATTCAATACGAGTGGTTTAAAAAAGATGGCAACCAGTGCCGGTTTTATGACCAATGGCGAGAGTTTAACCGCTTGCGTCTGTATGCTCGTGGTGAGCAGAGTATCGCCAAGTACAAGAACGAGCTTGCTGTCGACGGCGACCTCTCGTATTTGAATCTGGATTGGACGCCGGTCCCTATCCTTCCTAAGTTCGTAGACATCGTCGTCAACGGCATGTCCGAGAGGGTCTTTAAAGTCAAGGCATACGCCCAAGACGCGCTGTCCCAGTCTAAGCGCAGCAAGTACCAAGACATGGTCGAGGGGCAGATGGTAGCCAAGCCGGTTCTGGAGATTATACAACAGAACTCTGAGGTCAATCCGTTTATGATGGACCCCGACGAGTTGCCTAACAGCGACGAGGAACTTAAGGTCTATATGCAGCTTAACTACAAGCCTGCTATTGAGATTGCCGAGGAGGAGGCCATCAACACCATCCTTGAAGAGAACCACTATACCGACTTGCGCAAGCGTTTAGATTACGACCTTACCGTATTGGGCATCGGGGTATCTAAGCACGAGTTCTTGCCCGGAGCCGGCGTTCAGGTCTCGTATGTCGACCCCGCCAATGTGGTATACAGCTACACTGAAGACCCATATTTCAAGGACTGCTTCTACTGGGGAGAAATTAAGACGCTCCCTATCACGGAGCTCATAAAGATTGACCCCAACCTCACCAACGAGGACTTGGAGGAGATTAGTAAGTACAGCCAGAGCTGGTACGACTACTACAACGTGGCTCAGTTCTACGAAAACGATATCTTCTATCGCGACACAGCTACGTTGATGTACTTCAACTACAAGACGACCAAGAAGATTGTCTATAAGAAGAAGATTCTTGAGGGCGACGGAGCCCGCGTAATTGAGAAGGACGACCAGTTCAATCCTCCCGAAGAGATGATGGAGGAGGGTAAGTACGAGAAGGTCGAGAAGACCATCGACGTATGGTATGACGGCATCATGGTCATGGGCACCAACATCTTGCTCAAGTGGGAGGAAGCTTACAACATGGTGCGTCCCAAGTCTGCCAGTCAGCACGCTCTGCCCAACTATGTGGCTACAGCACCGCGTATGTACAAGGGTGTTATCGAGTCGCTTACGCGGCGTATGATTCCTTTCGCCGACCTCATTCAGATTACCCACCTCAAGCTCCAGCAGGTCATCTCGCGTACCGTTCCTGACGGCGTGTATATCGATGCCGACGGACTCAACGAGGTCGACCTAGGTACGGGCAATGCTTACAGCCCTGAAGACGCACTCCGGCTGTACTTCCAAACCGGTAGCGTTGTGGGAAGGTCGTACACCCAAGATGGGGACTACAACCAAGGTAAGGTTCCTATTCAGGAGCTCAACAGCAACAGCGGTGCGGCTAAGACGCAGATGCTGATTGGCAATATGAATCACTACTTGCAGATGATTCGTGACGTAACGGGCTTGAACGAGGCCCGCGACGGTAGTACCCCAGACCCACACTCTTTGGTGGGCTTGCAAAAGCTGGCCGCCGCCAACAGCAACACGGCTACGCGCCACGTCCTTGACGGCAGCCTTTTTATGTTCCGGTCTCTGGCCGAGGCCCTCACGTACCGTATCAGTGACGTACTAGAGTATGCTGATTTCAAGGAGGAGTTTGTAAACCAGATTGGTAAGTACAACGTCAGTATCCTCGAGGAGATTAGCGAGCTATACCTGTACGACTTTGGCATTTTCATTGAGGTCACCCCCGACGAAGAGGAGCGGCAGCAGCTTGAGGCTAATATCCAAATGGCCTTGAGCAAGGGCGGTATCGACCTTGAGGACGCCATCGACATCCGAGAGATTAAAAACCTGAAGCTCGCCAATCAATTGCTTAAGATTAAGCGCGTCGCCAAGCAGGAGGAGGAGCGCCAGTTCCAGCTTCAGCAGCAGCAGATGCAGGCGCAAGCCAACATGGAATCCCAGCAGATAGCAGCGCAATCGGCTATGCAAAAGATTCAGGCTGAGGCCCAGAGCAAGATGCAGGTCAAGCAGGCGGAGATTGCTTTCGATATTGAGAAGATGCAGGCCGAGGCACGGGCTAAGGCGCAGCTCATGGACCTTGAGTTTCAGTACAATATGCAGCTTAACGGCATGCAAGAGAAGGGTTTACAGCAACGGGAAGACGAACGCGAAAAAGCAAAGGCAGACCGTATCAGTCAGCAAAACTCTGAGCAAAGCAAGCTTATTGACCAACGGAAGAATAACTTACCACCCATGAAGTTTGAATCTAACGAGGACAGCCTCGATGGNTTCGACTTNGCAGAATTTAGTCCACGATAAAATATATATAAATGGAAATTAAAGTACGTGACCTCGGTGAGGTCGAAGCAAAATCTACGCAGCAGGTTGAACAGGAGCTGCTCGATAAGCATGAGGCGGAGGTAAGCGGTGAGACCGCACCTGAGCCTGAG